GGGGAAACTAGTTGCAAACGCAGTTAACTCGCGAAATAGCAATTAAAGAAGGTCGGGGTGGAGCACGACAGTGGCTCGAGCGAAAATGTCATAAACGACAGACTCCTCCGGGGGGGGTTCCTTAGACACAACCGTGTAACGGGCCAAGTAGGCCAGTCTGGGAGCACCACCAAAGTGGGGGTTGGGCCGGAAAGTTTTCTGAATGCCGGCGACCATAGGACAATGGGTGGTGAGCGTGGGTGCGGCCCCGCCAGGGTATTGGGACTGCAGCACGTGGCGTTCGTGTGTCGGTTTGGCCTCGAACTCATCATCAGACGCGGGGGCAGTCTCCACGTGCGGGTACCAGGCCAGGCTGAGTTGCACCGCCACACGCGAGGCGGTGGGGCCAGGGTGGAGGACGATGCTAAGCTCCTCGAAAGCAGCGTAGACGCTGTACTCGGCGAAGGTTCGAACGGGAGCAACGTTGGGGTCCCAGGCTGCGACTCGGCCTTTCTGGTTGAACTTGAGGCTGGCCAAGCGATAGTTGAACGTTCGGCGTCGGGGGTCAAAGATGGTGCCCAGCGAAGGGGGCAGACCTTGTGGTGCCTGAGTGGGCATAGCCGGGAGAGGCTGAGCCTCGTCCTGCTCCAAGCCCCAGCGTGCGTGGTCCGGGACAAGCTGGAGCACGTCACGAGCACGAAGAAGGGACGATCCTTCAGCCACTCGAACGATATGCGCCAGGAACTTATCGCTGCGTTCAACAGAGGCAGGGGTGCCAAAGACCAGGCGGAAGAAACCTGTGTGCAGATGAGTAGGGGCTAGGAGGGCCCAATACTTGACTTTCCAGTTCAAAGGATAGTGGCCGCAGAAGTCGCGGGCGTCATTAACTGAAGACTGTTGAAACAACGCAAGATAACAGAAGCCAGGAGAAAAAAGAGAGGCAGCAACGACGTCGTCATTGGCGTCGCCGCGGTAGGGAGGCGGTGGAGGCTGCGCCTGCTCATGGGGGTTGACTTGAACGGCGGCCAGCATCGCTCGCACCTCCTCAACGCTAAAACGGGCGGTATGGGTCATCTTGGTGCTTGTGGTCTTGTTTTTCGAGAGTGTTCAATGTGAATTGGAAATGTGTCTCGTTAACAAAACCCGCTGCCAAGAGATTCGCCACCCGTTGCGCTAATTCGCCCTCGCGACGAGCCCGAGTTAGCGCAACTCGGCTCAGGCCTAGCGTTTCAAGAATCCAGGAGGGAGTGGGACGGGGGGCGACGACACTGGCGTTGGCGAAAAAATTTCGTGCCAGGGCGGGCCAGCGCTCATGGTAATGGGCGACTAGCCAGCCCAGGGCCTCCAGGTCGGACCAGCTGAGATACTCTGTGAGCAGGTCCCCCATTCGATAGGCGGTCCGAGCCTCAGCGGCGTAGGAAACGGCCACCTGGGCGGCGTCGCCCTTGACCACGTGCCACCACATCTTCAAAGCCAGAATGCTGGGATTCTTGTAACAGCCATTGGCAGTGAGGAAATAACCGCAGAACTCCGGACGGGTCGTGTGCGCGACCTTGGCGATGATGCGGAAGTTCTTCCCGTGCTTGCGCCACCACGGAGTCAGCGTTAGATGGGCATTACTGGCCATGTCGTCCCCACCCACTGCGGTGGCAACTGGTGGGGGGCGGTACATGAGCTGAATGAGCGCCATGTTGTAGTAAGTGTTGAAGTCGAAGGTGCCTGGCTCGCCGGTCAGGCGGGCTATGTCCATAGGGCCGATGACATCACTCACAATGTTAAGCTTCCAGTCCAGGTAGAGGGCGAGCTGGTCAACGTGTTCGGCGTACATGAAGAAGAGATGGCTGAAAGCCTCGGGCAGACTAAAATGTTGCATCAGAAGCAGTTCCATCCCCACGCTCTCGCCTTTTTGTGTGGCGTCGTAGCCGGTATAGTCGCTAGTGGTGCTCTCCTGGTCCAGCCACCAATCCCGTGCCCACTGGTCCTGATCAGCGAAGGACTTCCCGCAGTTGCAAAAGATGTGGGGCGGCATTTTGCCCATGACCTCGGCCCGCAGGTACCGGACCATGGGGCCGAACACCAGCACGACGGCGTCGGGGAAGAGGGCCAAGGTTTGGCCGGCCTTCCCATCAGCACCCAAGGCCTCCGTTTTGCCCTTAACCTGACTCTTCAGGAAGTGCCGAACGGCGTTGAGCTTCCAAGTCGGGTCTGCACGATTGACGTTGTTGAGCAGCGTGTTTCGTGTCTTCTTAGTGAGCTTAACGAACTCATTCTCATAGATGCACCGCTCGAACAACTCCGGTTTAAAAGGAACGGGGGCCTCGGGGAGCTGGAGAAACTCGCTGAGGGCGGTGAAGAGCCACAAGGCCTGGAGCCGACGGGAGAGGAACTCCAGCTCATTTCCCTCCGAGGTGCCGGACTGCAGCCTTTTCTTGATAGTGGCTCGAAAGAGGGTCTCATCGCCAGCCTTCTGCTGGGGGAAGATTTCCAAGCCCTGGTCCTGGTGACCTCCACGGTCAGGGAACTGTTGGCTGATGCCGAAGTCGTCCCGGAGCTCACGGGATTCTCGGGGTTTGAGGTTGGCGAGCACGTCCTCGATCATGGCCTCAGGCTTGGCACGAGGGAGGTGCACGCGTCCGCCATGCTGCACGGGGCGTGTCTCCTTTGGTTTCTCCGCAACTGCAACATAGTGGTTGAGACTTGTCATCAGTGGGGCCAATTCTGGAGGGGCTCGGTCATAAAACTGGCCGGAGGCTCGTTGCGGCTTTCTGGAGTCCTCAATGGCCTGAAGCTCGGCCTCCGTTTTGTAGAGGGGCTGGGCTCCCTCAAGTTCCTCGGCGAACAGCTGGGTGAAGCTCACCGGACGTTCTGGGTGTAACAGCGGACCGAGGATGGCGTTGGTGTGCAACCCGGCCAGTTCGTTGGGATCCAGGTTGACAATGAGAATGAGGGTGTGGGTCACCCGTGTGATAGCGCTGAACAATTCGCATTTGGTTTTATTGTTCAGTGTGGTTTTATGGACCATAAGCTGGGCGGTCGGGTAGGTGCCGCCTTGATGGCTACTTATGGTCTTCGCGTCGATGCCGAGGCGTCGCGCGGCCTTCATCTCCGCCTCCGTGATGGCAATGATGGGATACCGGGGGGAAGCCACATGCCGGATGAGGATTCGACCTTCCTCAGGGTTGGTGGTCCGCAGGCCGAAAGCGCGGGCCACGACCTTTGGGGACCGATGCATCCACATGCAGTAAGGCACGTCCTCGCTCAGGTAATAATCCGCCTCCGGACGGAGCGTGTTGAGCTGTGTTTCCGGTTCAGGGTTGAAGTAGCGAGCCTGAACCCTGTCGCCCAACAGCAGGACGTGTGAGATGCCGGGGCGGAGAACCAACATCAACTCCAGGTACCCGGGTGGGAAGAGGCTGAGTTCGTCCAAAATAAGGACGCGGGCCTGGCGTCGCATACCTAGCTCGTACGTGTTCATGAGCCAGCTCATCTTGTCCAGCTTGACGGAACCACGCCAGTCCATCATGATGGCGTGGCGGGGGAAACATGCAAACCACACCTGAGAACGTGCGTGTGCCTGTTTCTTATCCAGGAACTCCTTCAGGGGCGCACTCTTTCCACAGCCCGGCAGGCCCGAGATCCGACGGAAACTGACCTGTCGGGGCCGGGCCAGTTCATGTTGAGCGTCCAGTTTTTCCAGAAACTGGGCCGGGAAAGTGCGTCCCTGATTTTGGTGGATGATGCCGCACGTGCCGGCCTTCATTTCTCGCAACAGGGGTTTGGCCCGGTCAGGTCTCGTGGTCCACGGTTTCCACTCGCCCAGCACTTGCTCTCCATGGGAGCTGAAGAATTGGTCCATTTCCCGTAGGAAACGTTCAAGGGCCGGGGTCTGGCACAACCGGTTCAGTTTCGGGACCATTTGCCTATCGGGGGGGCGTGTGTAGGTCCAATGTGGGGCGCCCGCCTCGGTGGTCAAAGTGAAGGTGTGCCGTGGCCCTTTCAGCCTTCCAACGCTCGTGGGCACTCCGGTCGGAGTGCCGCAGAGCAGGACGGCGCAGTTGTAGGCCAACCCGAACACGTGAAAGGCGCGTTCATCAAGTCCGGGCGCTGGGATGAGCTCGTCCAGGGCAGAAGGCGGCATGTACATGCACAATGTTTCCCACACCTGCGCTTCGGTGGTGGTGGCGGCCAGGGCCATGGCCTCGACGGCACATGAGCCTCGATAGGGGGCCAGATGTCCCTCGCAATTCTCGAGCCGAAGCTGGGGGTGCCAGGGATTGGCCACCTGTGCGGAAGGAATGCCGATGTTTTCGTGCGGCCACCGCCAGCCTGCCCGGCCATGGCAGGCATGGCAGGGGGCCGCAGCCTGTCCATTGTGCGGGTATCCGGCCTCGCAAAGGCTTGTCAGGTGTTCCGGATCGTGTTCGGAGCAGGAACAGCCATGTGCGTACAGCTCAGGAGGTCGGCAGATATGACAGGCGACCGCCGGAGTCCCGCGCCAGAATCCGTGCCCGGTGGGGCACGTGACCCAGCTTGCGCCAGCGACGGCGCGCGTGCCGTTGTGCTGCGGACAGGTGCATGCCTCATGCTCCCCGTGCAGCCCGTTGAAGTTATGGAGGTCGGGTGCACCGGCACACCGGGCCTGTTCGAACTCGTCCGGTTCGCTTGCGAGGTCCACATCAAGCGGGGCGGCCTCGGGGACGTTAGGGTCGTTTATAGAATGCGAGCCGAGGTCCGAGGGCGGGGAGCTAGCCGGAGCCCCAGCAGCGGGGGGTATAGGCGGGGTCTCACTTGGGAGGGTAGCGGGCTCAGCGGTGGGGCATGGGCCCTCCTCGGCGGGCGCCTCGGACACGGTCGGGGGGTGCCACTGATTGCGGGTCGGGATCGTGGGAGGCCAAGGCTCGCTATCAGTGTCAGAACCGATACTGAAAGGGTCTATGGTGGGAGCGCCGCGCGGGGCTCCCGTGGCGTCGGGGCGCCGGCGGAACTCCCGCTCAGCGGCGGCCGGGTCCTGCTGCCGGAACCGGGCTTCGATATCGTGGGCCAGGCAGCAAGGCCTGGC